AGCAGATTGGAAAGGGTTGCCAAAATCACCAAACACAGAGAAATCAACATTACTAAAATCACCTAAAGGGTTCTTTTGCTTTTCAGCTTCTTCTGATAACTCTTTAGCAATTTCTAACAATCGTTGCTGATTAGCTAACACACCAATCTGAACAGAATCCATTGTTGAGTAGTTACCAACTAAAGTCTTAACAGCGTCACTTTCATTCAACGTAGCAATGTAAGTTTGACGTTTAAGCTCTGCTAACTCTTTTTCGTAGTTAGTCAATTCTTCTGCTTCAACTAGCTTTTTAGCTTGATCAGGAGATAGAGTAGGATCACTAGCTATTTTGTTAGCGATTGCCATATTCTTAATCAGGTTAGCATAACCACCTGCTTGAGCATTGACATAAGCTACACGTTGCTTCTCAGCATTCGTTAAAGTTAAAGTCACTTGTCTTTCAGTTTCTTTATCTTTTAAATTCTTCTGTTGAGCAATCATAAGCTTCATCAAAGACTTTTCAGAATCAGATAAACCTTTCTTCGTAGACTCTAAACGAGAGAACGTAGCTCGTGTAGTTGCTTCCTCTAAACCAACACCATCTTTCAGCATTTTGTTAATGCTTGAGTACCAAGATAGTTGATCAGCTAAAGAGTAGTGCTGTGCATACAACTCATTCGTCATAAGCTTTTGTAGAGTTAGTAAACCATCAGCATCTTCTCTAAACCCTGCTTCAGCTAAAGCACGAGATTGAGCATAAGACGCACCTTTCTGTTGAAGTAAGATTGCTCTAGTTTGAATATCCTCTTCTTCTGATAGCGTAGCAAGGTATTCAAGACGCTTTTGAGTTTGTTGAGCTAAGATAACTTCTTGAGCAAGCATAGTGCCTGTAATATTCTCATAGTAATCTTTAGTTGCAGCAACTTTAGCAACTTCAAAATCTACACCTTGAGAAAGTAATTGTTGGATACGTTGAACATAGTTTACTTGGTCTTCATAACCCGACAGCACTTCTTCACGCTTCTTCAACAACTTGTCTGACGATTTATCTTCATCTTTACGAGAAGCTGTTAAAGCAGAGATTCGATCTTCCTCAGCTTTAGCCATCTTAGCATAAGGGACTAAGCTTGCAGCTTGACTGTCCTTACCTAACTTAATTTGTGCTTGTGTCACTGCCAAAGATTCTTTCGCCTTATCTAAGTATCCTTGTAGCACCTTAGCTTGAGGAGAAGCTTTATCCATACCGCTAAGTTGCTTATTAAGAACCTTAACCTTACTTGTTAAATCAGTAGCTTTTTGTTCCAATGGGTCAAATGTATCACTAACACTTTTAACTACCTTACGAGCAGAAGCTTCATCTAAATCAAACTTTTGCATGATGTTTAAGGTATCTTTACTGTCACTAATAGCCTTCTTGAAATCCTCTGCCATCTTACTTACTCTTGCACCAGCAATGACAGCTTCTTCACCTAATTGCTTAGTCTTATCTTTAAGACCATTGATAGCAGGGGTAGCATTTTGTGCTTCATTACCTGCAAGCTTAACACCTGCACCCGCAGCATTAGCTGATGTTTCAAGAGTTTTTGCAGACTTAGCTGTTTCGTTGTAAACATCTTTCTGTTTCTTAAACTCCTCAACAACATCTGTAGGCGCACCCAACTCTAAGAGTTTACGGTAAGCTGTATCATAATCCATCAAACCTTTAGTGGTTTTATTGATTACATCATCCAACTGCTTGTTGTTCATCTTACCTTGCATTTGACGTAATTGCACGTAGCTGAGAAGTACACGATTTACCGTGTTTGCTTGCTCATCTAACTTTTCATTTACATCTGACATAGACTTGATTAACGAAGCTCTAGCATTCTTCTGTTGCTCTGCGTTAAGTTGTTTGAAAGAGTTAGTAGTCATATCTGCATATTCGCTAGATTCAACTAATTTCTTACTTGCTTCCGCAGCATTATCTCTTAACAATAAGTATGAAGTTGCTACACCTGCAATAGTTAGAGCAATACCTGCCCAACCACCCATGAAAGCGAAAGCTGTTTGTGCAGCTCTACCGAAAGCAGTAGCAGCAGTAGCACCTAAAACAAAAGCTCTCATTGAAGCAGTTGTTGCAGCAGCCATAGCTGATGTTTGATAAGTAAGTTTTACACTAGCAGCAGTAGCTAAAACAAGAGAAGCTACATATCGAGTAGCAATAACAGTAGCAAGAAGTTTAAAAGCATCTACAACGGTATTGATAGTGCCTGCATTAGCTGAGAACCAATCATTTATATCCTTACCAAATTGTCTAGCATTCTGAGCACCTGTAAGCATCCCTTGAGCTAAGTCTAGCATAGCTTCACCAAGAGCTTTAGTAATACCTGCACCTTCGTTAAACTCACCAATAGCAACTAAGAAACCTGTCTTAATAGCATTAGCTCCCTGCTCCATTGTTACACCCAACTTCTTGTTTTCTTCAATCAGTTTAGGGTATTCCTTTAACAATGCTTTAGAGATAACTTGTGTAGTTAGCATACCAGCAGCAGACATCTCTTTTAGTTTATCCGCAGCAATACCACTACCTTCAGCAATAGCTTGTAAGAAACGAGGAGATGCTTCTGAGATAGACCTAAATTCATCACCAGCTAGTTTACCTGATGCCATTGCTTGAGAGAACTGAATAGTAGCTGATGCAGCTTCCATTGCTGTAGCTCCACCAATACGCATAGACTTACCAAAAGCATCTACAACAGTTGTAATCGCTGCTGTGTTAGCTCCAAGCTTCTGCATAGATGGTGCAAGACGAGAGAATAGTGTAGCTGTCTCTCTTAACCCTACGTTGTTCTCCATAGAGAATTGAGCAAGTTGACTATTAACCTTACCTAACTCTTTAGCATCTGTGATATACAACTTCATACGGTTTTGAATAGAAGTGTATTCATCTGCCATTTTAACTGTAGCAACAGCTAAGTTAGTCATAGCTGTCATAACACCATAGATAGCAGCAGATAGAGCAGCATAGACAGCAATACCCTTAACTTGATCTAAGAACTTATTATGACTTTCAGTTACTTTCTCAAAAGAAGGTCTAAGGGCTTGAGCAGCTTTGTTAGTTTCTTCTATTGCTCTTTTGTAATTGTCTAAGGTTGAAGAGTCTGCACCACTAATTTCCATCCTAGAAATACGAGTAGCGTCTGTTTTACCAAATCCTTGTGAAATATATTTAGCACGAGTTTGTTCTAAGTTGAGTAATTTCTTATATGCGTCAATCTGTTTGTTTTGAGCACCAAGAACATCTTCTGTACCTTTCTTAGTTTTACCTAATGAGGTAGTAACTTTCTTTTGACCGTCTACAAACTCAGAAGAAGCTTTCTTACCTTTTGTACCAATGTTATCAACTTTATCAAGAAGCTTATCAACTTCTGTATTAGCGTCTTTTAAACCATTAGCGTTAATCTGAAAACCAATTTTAACTAAATCCATTACTATTCCTCGTGTTTAGTCTTTGCTTCTCATTGTTCTTACTTATTCTTAGAAGCTTTTTCTTTTTCTTTGTTGTGGTGTTCTAACCACACCTTATCCCACACCCTAATCAACTCTAGTTCATAAGGTTCAGGTAATACATCTTCTAAGGTGAAGAACGCTAACATTTCTTGGTAACTAATAGCACAAAAACCTCCAAAACCTCCTGACTGCCTCGTTTGATTTAAACGTAAGAAATACGTCCATGCAAATTGAGCAGCACTTGGAAGTAATGGAGGTTCTTCTGTTGCTTCTTGTAATATCTTTTGATGACCACCCATAGAGGCAAGGAAAGGGTTATCCTTAGCTGCCTCAATATGGTCATTTACAGTTGATCCATCAGATGCTCTCTGAGTGTGTTCAATCTGATATTGGCAATACTCAATACAGTCATCAAGAATATTGCTTAGATGAAATTTGCAGCATTGTCACTTTCTTCTAAGACTTGTCCACGTACCCAATCAAGTTCTTGCATAATACGTTTAATGTTTTCAGGGGTAGGTTCTACAACCTTACCATCTTCCTCTAAACCTTTCCAAGTAACGATACGTGCTGCTGCTGATTCAATAAGAGTTGCTTCAGCTTCATCTAAGTCTACAGGTTGTTCACCTTTACCTCTGCGTTTAGCTTGCAATTCTTTCATCTGCATTTTATTAAATAAATCTTTACTGTATTTCTTCATCTTAGGTGATAAGTTACCACGTACAGTAATGAAGAAATCAGTTGAGCTACCATCAGGTAGTTTTACTTCAAATTCGTGACCAGCTTCAGCTTGTTCAGCTAAGTTAGTTTTTTTAATATCAAAAGCCATGTTGTGTATCCTCAAAATAAAATATAAAATAAATAAGTAAGGGGAGGTTTATAATTAAACACACCCCTTTGTTGTTATTTGTTAAAACTTAAATTCACTTTAAACTAAAGTAGAATCTTGAATCATCAATGTAGTTGCTTCAAAACCATTTGCACCAAAACCTTTAAGTGCTTGGAATGAGTTAGAAGAAACAATACCTTTTTCACCATCATCTTTAGTGTCTGTAGACAATTTAAGACGTGGAATAGTGAAAGACATAAACTCTGAATTAGGTAAGCTGTTAGCGGTTAAAGCCACAACCAAACTAATCTCTGTTTCTTCATCAAAGTAACCAGCGAATGTACCGTCTTGATATAGAGTAGTGAAGTCACCATCTACAATGATACGACCTTCGTAGATTTCAGGTTTAATATTACTACCAACTACTGCTTCAGAAGTCATGTTACGATTGATGTTGAAGTTAGCACCAGTTACAAGAGCTACAGGAGCACCATTTACAATCAAAGCACCGTTTACTGCTGCAAAGATACCGTTACTGTTTTGAGCTGTAGGAGAAGTGAAGAACTGTGATACGCCACGTTGCTTCAAGTCTTGACCCATGAAACTAAGATCAACAGTTGTCAAACCAGTTGCAGGAAGTGCAATACCAACAGTGTTTACCTTGTTACCTACAGTTACTTCTGATTGACCAATATCCGAATACCATTCTTCAAATGTATATGAGTCATCTGTATGACCAGTTGTAGGTGCATAAGTTGTTTTACCTGTTGCTACAAATGCACCACCAGAAGCTACCGTTTCGTAGTCAGCTTAATACCATTCAAAGCTACTACTGTTGCTACTGTTGCTGTTAACGCAATAACTAATAAGTTAGCACCGTTGTTTGCTGTTGCAAAACCTGTTAAGCGAATAACACTACCTACACGAACTGCATCGGTTAACCAACTACCAGTTGTACGAGTGATTGTATATGTACCACCAACTGAAGCGATAGTTGTACTACCTAAAGCTGATGGTGTAGCTGCTGTCCAGTTACGAGCTAAAGCAGAAGCTAAGAAATCTGCATAAGTTCCTGCACTAAGTTCACCTGAGATACTACCCTCTACAGAACGAACACCATGTCGGAAATCAACCAATTGATAATCTGTGCGGATTTCTTCTGATTGATAAGTTTCTTTTGTTAAGTTAAAAGTAGACGATACTCGACGAAGTGTTTGTCCACCAGTTGTAGGGGAAGGTAATGTACCAAAAGAAGTTTCTTTTTTATAAGATACTACTTTATTAATACCTGAAGCTGTTGCCATTATTTACTCCAAAAATTATTGCTAATTGTGTAATTGTTAAAATTATTTTAAATTAGAGATTGAATCATTAATCAAATTGCTCTGAATAGTATCTAATTCTTATTGTAATCTCTGCTCTATTGTCGTTGATGTAGACAGGGGATATTTGCGGAGTCCTATCTACTATTATTTTATCTGAACCCTCAACTAATGTTGTTCCTCGTTTAAAATAATCTTGAACAAGCTCTGCCATTGTTGTTATGTTACCAACCCCTTTTCCTTTCGGGTATGATAGGACAACTTGATAAAACCCTACTTCACGGAAATAACCATCACCTAATGTTGGATTTTCAGGAGTAATTGGAGCTAGTGCAGAACGCTGATATGCAGTACCTACTGTTGGGGTAAATGTTACATTCTCAAAAGCCGTCTTAGATGCTCCCAACCCTGAAGGCATAGCTATCAACTTCTTTTCAAATGCAAGTCTAATATTCTTTTGTGACATCTAAAACCCTCACAGTTTACTTACCTTTTGTGCTACAGCTTCTAAGATAGCTACTGCTGAACCTGTATTGTTCTCAACAACATGATAACCACCTTTAGCTTTCCATCCGTATTCAGGGTTATCGTCCCAACCTTGTTCAACATCCTCTGCATGTTCTACGTTATTCGTAACAAAAGATACATCTTCTAGGTTGTATGCCCTGCTCATGGTTATTGCACCAATAACTGCCCCAGTTCCTTCTGCATTAGCTTCTCTTATTGCCTTATTTGGTTTATTAAAAGCTACTTGCCAAGAGTTCTTGAAATCACCTACATCGTTTTTAATCGCTTCACCTAGCGTTGGTGATTGATAGTATGGAGCACCTAATGGAGATTCATCTACTAAGGTTACAGCAATCTTTTCTAAAGATTCACCGACAAGCATTTTAGATTTGAGTTTAATCTTCTCTCTTAATGAAGCAATACCTTGCTTACCTTCATACACTGCCATGCTGTACCTCTTTAAACTGTTAAATCGTTAAACACTTACACAGAGGACACGCCACATACAAGCTTCACCAAAACCTTCGTATTTACTAACCTCTACAACCTCAACAGATTCATCTACACCTAAGAATATATCAGTAACTAAATCACCAACTTTAGGTCTTACAGGTAGGTCAGTTGTAGAGATAAGGAATACAGTTAGTTTCTTACCAACAAGGTTAGGAGATTTAACTTCCTTGTACTTAGGTTCTGTCTCAAAC